AGTTGTATTCCCACCACTTGTAGTGTCGATTTTTCCGCCAACCTCTACATTTACATTTCCACCTATTTTGACATTTACATCAGCGTCTACTACAACATTTGCAGTGCCCTTTACATGAATATTATTCTCTCCAAAAATGATTTCGTAATTGTCTTTTACTACCTTTACAACCCTAGTACCGTCTGGATGTATTTCTTCAAAAGTTCCAGCTCTATGATAAGTATGTACTCTTTCAGCTCCTGGCGTATCATCAAATTCTTGAATGTGTCCCGATTCTGTGAATAGTGCTTTATTATGTGGATATTTTGCTGCAAACGGATTATCCGGTTCTTGAAACAAATCTGTTGTATCTTGATCGGATATCTTTTTCTGCACAGATGTGGGTTTTGGTTGGCCTCCCCCACCGCCTGCTTGTTGGGGCGCTACAGAATAACCATCGCTTGAAGATGGGGCCTCAGACTCATATGCTGCATTTTGAGTGTTCCTAGAAGCACTCTGAAATTCTTCTGGAGCAACTTCCCACAATACATCTCCATCTTTCAGTTTAGATGAAGCCGGTCCAGTTCCGCCAGCACTAGATGTTCCAGATTTTACTGCTCGGTAAACTTTTTGTTCTATGTATTTACCATCGTCTTTGCTGTTCAATAATCTCCTGGCATTTGCTTCATGCCCACCCATTTGATTATTAACTTTGTCTCTAACAGTTCCCTTTGCACCTCCAGCGGCCGCATCTGATCTTCCATAGTATTTTTCTCCAACACCACCAGCATTAATTGCAGAATAAATTTCTAATCTACCCATTCCATTTTTTACGCCGTGAGCCCGTAAAAATTTTACAACCGCACCGTTAGGACCAAGTTGTGTATCAATTGCTGTTTGTTCCGTACTAAAATCAACACCGTATGTTTTTGCCTGTATTTCTCCAAATTGTATTACACCCCTATGTTGGCCCCACGCCTCTGTCTTTGGGCCTATGCGTCTGGCGTCCCATCTACCACCCATCTCGTAAGACATGACAGTACCAAAGTCTAATGCGCTACACTGCATTGCAGCAGCAGCTGTAATGATGCCAGTCCTAAATGTATATGGAGGTAGACTTCCAATTTGATTTTCTTGCAATTGTGGAGAACGAACTAAGTCTCCCTCCGAATAATCGGTTGCACTTTTCCATTCACTGACATCCAAACTAGGAGGAGCGGTTTGATTTTCATTGGATTTTGGTTCAGGTTTGTCATAAGTTCCAGTGTTGCCACTAGGACCTGATACAGAAGGTGAATATTCCAAAGGAGAACCTTCAACCGAAGATCCGGTACTTTTGGAATCTTGACTTCCTGTTTCTGGGTCTGGTACAATACCATTTCTTTTTATTGGTACAGAACCACGTTCGCCTTTCGCCACACTGAAGTGCATTGCATCTTTGACGCTATTCCAATCACCACCCCAACCAAGACCATATTTCCTTGCAATTGCAGAGGTATTTGCTGGCATATCACTTTCAAATGTTTTTTGGTATGGGTTTTCAGCGGGATTGATATCAATCGCAACACCAGAAGCATGATAACTCCATTTTTTAGAACCTCTACTTTGTCTATGGACGTATCCTCCCAAACTATAAATAGTATATCCATTTGGATGATTTGGTGCAGGCGTTCTTTCAAATTCATTTATAAAGTTTTGAAAATTCTTTGCATAGATAGTCGCAACCCAAGTACTTTTTCCATTTTTAGTCGTAATTTTTGAAAGGCGTTCTCTATTGTCTGCATCATTTGGAGTGCCGGATTGATCTGGACTTGCGCTATCATTTCCCTTATTATGGTGGTCGTTTGATGCAGTTGCGTCACTGGAGCTTGTATCAGTCCCAGCTCCAGTTGCTAGAGGGTTTACATCACTCTGGTCAACTTTAGTACCACCTTCGACATATTCGCCATCTGCCGGTGGGTGTAAACCATCAGAAGATCTCAAAGAAGTTGCATTTGGTTTACCATAAACAGTTCCCCAAACTATCGGATCTTGAGCATTCATACCATCTCGAAAAAATCCCATAACCCATGCGCCAGGCAGAGCACCTGTTGGCGATTGTCCCACCCCACCAATAGATGCACTAGTTATAGGCATAATTGGTGCGGCCCAAGGCAATTTATCCGTTGGAATTTTTGATTTATCATCACTATGAAATCCAAAAATACGGACACGAACTCGGCCCAATGTCTCTGGATCGTTGACATCTTCAACAACACCCTGCCACCAGACCAACCCTTCTGTACCAGTAAAAAGATTCATTTACCGCCGCCTCCTGACAATACTGGTTTTTCTGATGGTAAAACATCATTGAAACTGTCTTTGACTAATTCTAAATCTGTGGTGTACTGATCTCCAGCTAGTATATGTCTAATTCCTGTTATCAAATATTTTCCACTATAATATTTATCTTTCCATTCTTCACCCATATCGACTCTAGTAAATAAAGGTAATGTAAGATTTACTGTGTCGCCCACAACTAAATCGCTGTCACCATAAATCGACATCTCGCATTTGATGTTATTCATAAGATTTGTATAAAATAACCTCTGCCTAAAAATTTTCTCCTGATTATACATAGGTCGGCCTTCTTTGATTTCCACTTCTGGTACTATAAATCGTACTGAAGTGTCCTCATCGACTTTCATATATTGTTTGCCTTTTCCAGAAACATCAAAAATTGGACCTGATGTGTTTTTATTGTCTTTGTCATAATTCAAGTATTTGTATTCTTCATGATCTTCCCACAAACTATGTTCTAGATCGGTTTTATTTCTTGTAAGCATGTCAACAGTAGAAACTTTTGAAGCAAAAACACCATTTGTAATGTTATCCAAAACCGAAAAATTGGAAAGAAACTTATAAGTGATTGCCTTTTTGTTTTCTACATTTGCGTCTACTATATCTTTTCCATCAACACCAGCATTCTTATAGGAACCAAGATTAAATTCATTTTTAGGTTCTTCTTCTATCAACATTTCCATAGGTTTCATCACATATTTTTTACTGGTTTCGTAAAACATGTAAGATGAGCTTTTATATTCTTCGTGAAATGCCTTTCCACACAAAAAAGAAATTGCTTTCATTGGAGTCATATTAGGAATTATTACTCCCAATTCTTCATCATACTTATCTTCACTCGGTTCAAACTCAAATGTCTTTTTAGATTCTAATCGTTGAAAACATTTTTCAGCAATTTCTGTAGAACTACCTTCAAAATATTCTGATATTCTTTGTTCAAAATTTGTTATCATATCTACAGAAACCAATTCCAAATTATAAGTCTGCGTTCCGACATCGTTTTCTAAATCTGTAATTTTATTGACAATCATTTCCAATTCTATAGCCTCAGTCAATCCTTGAGTCACATAAGATATATTTACCGTTTCTTGTCCTATAATTGGTAGAAAGTTGAGGATTCCATTAGCATCCTCCAAAGTCAATCGTGCTGTTATAGAAGGAGAAAACAAGTCCTCATAAATACTAAGAGATCTATAAGCACTAAAAATATCTAATTCAAAATCGTTGTGAGAAACTATAGTCATTTTTTTTATTTCACACAACCCATATGTTTGATTAACACTCATTATGCAACAGTCCCTTCCCAATCTTCTAAAAATCTACCTAAAAGTTGTTTTTTCATAATTCTTATAGTTCTATTTTTTTCATTTTTCTCTTCTTCATAATCATATTTGGACTGCATAAAATATAAATTTTTATTTTCGATTGTCAACATGGAATATGTAGCAGGAGTTATAGTATGGCCATCTATAATATGGGTAAATTTGTGGGGAGTTTGCATCGCAGTCAACAAACCTAATTCTGTAGCATATTCATTAGTCGTTTGCGTTTGTGGATTCAATAAATTCCAACCATCAATAAAATTTGTTTGATTGGGCTCAGCATACATTCCGTTCCAGATGTAAAAATTATCTTTAATTTTTACAACTTTACCCATCACTAACCCATTTAGATTTTGTAATGCGTTTCTATCGCTCTGACTAACATATGGAACATCTTCTAAACTTTTAATTATAATCCTGGCAGACATATTTCTATTATTATCATTATCAAAAGGTCGAGTCATATCAGATGAGTAATATAATAAATCTGGAGCATCATCAGGAACTTTGAAAGTTATATGTCTAGACCCAAAAAAATCTTTTTCAGTTATTCCATTGACATACATACCATAAAATTGATTTGGTTTCCAATAATTTTTTCCATCATCTGTAGTTAAATAAAAAGTGTCATAAGGAGAAAAATTTATTTTAAATGTATATGTACCACCACGAAATAATAAAAGTTCAGGATCTATAAGTTTATTAATCAAAAAATGATTGGATTTGTCGGGTTCATTCCAATTATTACATGATATATTAAATTCAGCTGGACTAGGCGTTGGGGGTCCGATTTGCGGCACTGGGGCCCAATTTTGAGTTATATTGTCCCATTTGACTCCTCTATCAATACTTTCATCATAAACAATCTGACCATTATAGTACCCAAACGAAGTACTTCCATTTTTGGGCAACGTAGGTGCCGGACTCAATCGTTTTAATTCTAAAACATTTTTTGGGATATATTTTTTAGAAATATGTTCTCTCAACATAGGGTCTGACTTGGGCAATTCTTCATATATATCTAATATATTATTGTACATCAAGATAACCCACGAATATTTTGGATCGCCATAGTACTGACTAGAAATACTTTCTATTGTCTGTCCCGAAGCTATGGTATGCATCAAATAATTTTTGGGGTCATCTTTATAAGAGTCTAAAATATATGCAAATCTAAAAATGTTTTTAGATTCTATCGGACGATTATCAAGCTTTATATCATATTTGATATTTGAAATTTTATCAAACATTTTTAATATCCTCCCTGAGCATCTACTTTGGATACGACTTGTACTTCTTGGAATGTCAGTGTAAGATTTATTAGTGCTGGAGCTGGGTCTTCGCCCCTGTCACTCTGAAACATTGCAAACTGTCCATTGCCACCATAAGACACATCACAACCTGTACATACTGATGGTTTTATCTTATTCAAATAATTAGTAGGTTTTCCATCAATCATATATTCTATACTAAACCAATTGGGCGGGTCGAAAGTAATTCCATTGTCTCTAATTTCGGGTAACATATTAATTCTAAAAAATTTGATTATTTCTTTTATCTTAACAGATTCTTCCCAAGATTTAGGCAAAAATTCATATGCATAACTAAAAGTTCTAAAGTCTACTCCCTCAAATAAAACATGTCGGTTTGCAGCGCCAACGCCCGCAAAACCGCCTGAGGCCTGAGCAGCAACCCCGCCACTATCTCCCAATTGTGATAATGTTACCCCAGCTATGTCTGTAATAAAAGCACCTGCGCCCTTTAAAGAAAACTCCCCATCATCTTTAAGGTTTGCAATTCCAGAAACGATGCTGCCTTGAGTTGTATTTTGATATCCTACCTGTGATTGCACCGCAAGATTTTCTGGAATATATAACTGGACAGTTCCTTCCGGTTCTCCAACCGATGATGAGTCCGTAGTACTGAATTTTGTATATCCTGCAACGTCACTGGAATAAGCAATAAATACAATATAATCTTTTACATTGTCCGATCCTGTGTCACTAGGATAAGAGAGAGCAGTCATGGATTTACCTGTAGCAGATGAATTATAGGAAGATCCACCACCAGATAATCCACCGCCTAAATTTGACAATCCACCACCTAATCCGCCGCCTAAATTTGCTAATCCACCGCCTAATCCGCCGCCTAAATTTGCTAATCCGCCGCCTAAATTTGCTAATCCGCCGCCTAATCCACCTCCTAAATTTGCCAATCCGCCGCCTAATCCACCGCCTAAATTTGCCAATCCATCACCAAAACCAGCTGCAATATTTTGAGCATTGCTAACTGCACCGGCAATATCCTGTTGCGCCGTTTCAAAAGATGATTTCATTTGTTTTACTTTTTCTAATGCATCTGTAGCGTTTTTTGCAACACCCGCATTCATAAGATATTCTTTTAAATCATCTTGAGTAGCGCCTGCCATCACCTTTGCCTGTGCCTCAAGTGATTCCACTGTAACAGGAATGCCCGCTTTCTCAAGAATATTCTGAGGCGTAATCTCTGGTATCTCTGGTATTTCTGGAAGAGAAATGTCTGGAAACGATGGTATCTCAAAATTATTGAAATTATTGAGCGCCTCAGTAACCTGAGGTATTTTAAAATTTACCCTCGAAAAATTAAACATCAGTAAAGACTCCTAAATAGTTAAATATATTTATAAGGTTTTTTATACGACAATGCGGAGATTTACATATAAAGGAAAATATAATCCGGTCAATGCACATAAATATGTGGGAAATGTATCAAATGTAACCTATAGGTCTATGTGGGAGCGTAGATTTATGAAATATTGTGATATGAATCTAAATGTTATAAGATGGTCAAGCGAAGAATTGATAATACCATATTATTCGCCAGTCGATAGAAAAATGCACAAATACTATCCCGATTTTTTGTTGACAGTAAAGACCAAAGAAGAAAAAACAAAAACAATGGTAATAGAAGTCAAACCAAAAAGAGAAACTAAAGCACCAAAAAAGAAAAAGAAAATAACCCCAAGATATTTACAAGAAATGAAAACATGGAGCATCAATGAAGCAAAGTGGAAATATGCAGAAGAATTTTGCAAAAATAGAAATTGGGAATTCAAAATACTCACTGAAGATTTTAAGGCACTACTAAATGGCAGTTAATTTTACACCACTACTCAAAAGACTTGCAGCGAAAGGAGTAAAACCCAACACTCCTGCAGCCAGAAATTGGTTTCGGACTAAGGTCAGAGACACAAGAGTAAATAGACAAAAACTTATGTCGGCATCTGACAGGCTGGAAGCAAGGCCCCAGATTGGTTCTATGTATTGTTATGCATACGATCCAAAATGGAAAAAGAAATTAGAATATTATGATGAATTTCCTTTGATATTTGTGGTCGAACCATCGCCGGGCGGATTTATCGGAATCAATCTACATTATGTTTCTCCAAGAAATAGAATTGTTTTGATGGACAGTTTGACAAAAATATCCACAGACAAAAATTACAACAAAAAAACAAAATTAGCATTATCTTATAATATACTAAAAGGACTGTCTAAATATAATATGATAAAACCATGTCTGAAAAGATATTTGTATGGACAAGTGAAATCGAATTTTGTAAAAATAGATGCAAACGAATGGGACATTGCAATCTTCCTTCCTGTTCAGAAATTTAGAAAGGCCGCTGCAAGTACAGTCTGGTCGGAAAGCGCAAGGAATAGTTAAATGGGAAATATGGATAGATTTATTGCAAATATAAAAGAAGGCGGATTGAGTCGTGGCAATAGATACGAACTACTGATTACTGCGCCCAGCATTTCGGCTTTAGGAAATTTTGCAAACAACGGCGGCGCTGAGCAACTAAGATATAGAGTCTCGACTGTAAGCTTGCCTGGCAAATCTATTGCAACATCAGAAACCAAAGTATATGGACCAGTAAGATTAGCACCATATCAAATCACATATGACCAACTTTCTTTTAGTGTATATCTTAGCGACGACTTTAGAGAAAGACAATATTTTGAAGATTGGATGCACTATGTAATTGATTACGATACACACAGAATTAGATATTATAAAGATTATTCTGCTAGTGATATGCAACTATTGGTAATGGATGAAACAAACAAAGTTACAAATACATATGTATTTGAAGAGTCATATCCTCTATCTGTTGGCGAAGTCAGTATGTCGTACTCAAACGAAGAGCCAGCAACATGCGACATATCAATGACATATAGAAAATATATCTCAAAATCATCATACACAGAAGCCGGCGGCGGCAGAAAAAAAAGAAAATCTCAAGAAAATCTTAGAAATACAGTAGAATCTCAGGGCAGATCTGCTGCGGATATAAAAAGAGCTCTTTCTGCATCCGGATTTTAATAATACTACTAAATATACGAATTGAAATGAAATGGAAAAATAATGTTACCAAGAATTGACACCCCAACTTATGAATTAGAAATACCATCAACAAAACAGAAAGTAAGATTTCGACCATTCTTGATAAAAGAAGAAAAAATTCTTCTGATGGCACAACAGGGGGACGACACAGACGAAAAAATCGAATCTATCAAACAAGTGATAAGAAATTGTATAATTCAAGATATTGATGTTGAAAGATTATCGACATTCGATATAGAGTATATTTTTGTAAATCTTCGATCAAAATCTATAAGCAATATTGTCGAATTAAATTATAATCATGTATGTAATGTTGGTGGAGAATCAAAAGAAGAAAAAATACCATTTCATCTTAACTTAGACGATGTGGTTGTGGAATTTGAGTCTCAAGAAAATTATAATAAAATCAGTTTGACAGATAATATTGGCATCATAATGAAATATCCAAATTTTAGCACTATGCGAATGTTATCACAGACAGACACATACGAAGATATAGTGAGTGTCATTGCTACATGTATTGATATGATATATCAAGACGAGGACATTTTTAATACAACCGATCACCCTATAAGTGAAGTAAAAGATTTTATAGAAAATTTGACACAAGAACAGTTTGGAAAAATAAATGATTTTTTTGAAAATATGCCTGAAGCTGCCGCGATTTGTAAAATTAGATG